TGCTTCTGATGTTCTATTCACGGCTGAAGTGTCTGAGGCTGAAGCGGCTTTCGATCGTCAGATGAGCCTGGTCAGGTCTATGTATGCGACAGCGTTGGCTGACGCTGAAGCGAACTTCGCAAGCCAGAAGGCAATCACGCAAGGCTTGTATGAACAGCAGATCGCACAGGCTGAACTTGCGTTGGAACAACAGAAGGTTGTGGTTCAGGGGTTGTTCCAGTCTGCGATTGCTGAAGCGAAGAAGAACCTGGAAGACGCACGTTCAGTCGCACGAGAACTTCAGACAGCCCTTCAAGGTGTCGAAGGCGCAATGCGTGATCTGATCAAGACGCTGACTGATTTCATCGCTAGTGCGACGCGTCCTGCTACGGGTGGTGGCGGTAGCGTCGGTGGCGGTAGTGGTGTTAGCGGTGGGAACACTGTCGCCCCGATCGGTGCGAACATTCCTGGCACGAACATTCCGATCGTCATTGGCACAGGTGACACAGGTGTGCCTAAGACTGGTGACAAGGTTGGCGGTCAAGATCGCTTGTGGGGTGGTGGTGGTGGTGGTGCTGTCGTAGACGGTATCTACATCGGTCCTGAAGTGAAGTTCAGGGCCAAGGGCGGTCCTGTTGGGGCTGGGTCGCCTTACATGGTTGGTGAACTTGGGCCAGAACTGTTTGTTCCTCGTTCTGCTGGAACAATCGTCCCGAACGACGCTATGGCTAAGGCTGGTGGGACGAATAACTACACGATCAACGTGAATGTAGCACCAGGTCAGGACGTGGGCCGACAGGTTGTGCGTGCCATTGAAGAATACGAACGACGAAACGGGAACGGCTGGCGGTCGTGAGTCTCGTCTATGAAACAACCAATGCGTATGATTCGCAGTTCACCTACTTCGGTGTTGGCGATGGTGTAGCACCTGTGTTGAAAGTTGAGATGGACCTGTCGTCGTCTTTCCCAACTGAAGTTCTTGATCTTGACTATGGCGGTGTTCTTGCCTACAACACCGCAACGATCTACGACACTGAAGATCGGTATGACGGATTCGTGGTGTTCGACGACATTACTTCGTCAGTTCGTTCGGTGGACATTGTGCGCGGTAAGTCTTCAATCAGTTACGACCATTTCGACGCTGGAACCTGTGCGCTAGAACTCGCTGACTTCGATAGCAGGTTCCTTCCCGATGAGGTTCTTAGTCCCTTCTATCCGAACGTCAAGCCGCTTCGACAGGTTCGCATTTCAGCCACCTGGTCTGGGGATACATTCACCCTGTTTCGTGGGTATGTAGACAACTGGGACATTCGTTGGGAACCGCGTCAGCAGTACGCAACCGTGAATGTTTCGGTGACGGACGCAACGAAACTGCTAGCGAACTTCGACACTGAGTACGAAGGACTGGACGACGATCCTGCGTGGGAACGCGTCAGGGACATGATTGCTGATAAGGGTTGGCCGAACCAGTTCACTGACATTGACGACGATGGATACTCGGCCCTTCTCGTTCAAGATACGGCTGATAGACGACCCCTGTTGCCAAACCTTCAGGAATACGAAACAGCAGAACAAGGGGCGTTGTTCATTGCCAGTGATGGGAAGATCACATGGCGCAACATTGCGCGCGCCTATCCGAACATTGGTCAGCCCGCAGAATACGTCTTCAGTGATACTGGCGGTCCTGGCTTAGTGAACATTCGCGAAATAGATTTCAGTGTTTCAGACGAAGTTCTGTACAACGTCGTCAGCGTCACCCCTGTTGCTGGAACTGAACAGGTTCGCACTGACGGTACATCTGTTGATGAGTTCCGTGAGCGTGCGAAGATTCTGACTGACGTTCCGCTGACCACCGACGCGGCCGCTGACTATCTTGCGGCGTTCATCTTGGACAAACAGGGTCGCCCACAGGCACGCATAACCAGCGTGTCCACAGACCCGCGGTTGTCTATTCATTCTGCGAAGGCGGTTCTGGACGGTGAACTTCTGACACGGGTGGACATTTCTCGCACACCGCCTGGTGGAACGACCAGTTCTTACAAGATGTTTGTGATTGGTGTTCGTCATGCGATCACACCTGAACTGTGGCTTACCGACTTCCAGACCGATTACCGAATCACACCCTTCGTCTTGATCAGCCCACCTGTTATTATCCCATCACCCTAACGAGGCACTAACTATGGCGACTAACTTCCCTACAAGCCTTGACACATTCACGAACCCCACCAGTTCCGACGCGATGAACTCGGTGACGGTTCCGCACGCCACTCAACACGCCAATCTGAACGACGCTGTAGAAGCATTGGAAGCCAAGGTCGGTGTGGACGGGTCTGCTGTCGTCACGTCGCTTGAATACCGGGTGACGACGTTGGAGAACGCAGAGATTCCTGACACGATCATTGACGCTAAAGGTGACCTGATTGTGGGTTCGGCGGCTGACACGGCAACCCGTCTGCCGGTCGGGGCGAACGCTACGGTTCTTACCGCCAATAGCGCGACTGCGACCGGGCTAGAATGGAGTAGTGTTCCAGGCGCAAGCGGTGACGACGCAAATCTAATTCTTGGTTTCGGGTGCTTCCTCTAGGAGAGAACAATAATGGCAACTTTCAGTAAGCAACTCTTGTCAGGTTCGACAGGCGGGCGACTCATCAAGGTCGCCGCTACCGCTACGCCTGGTACGACGATTCACGCAACCGGCACGTCTGCGACGATCATTGACGAAGTGTGGCTGTATGCGGTCAATAGCGATTCGACTGACCGCAAACTGACGATTGAGTTCGGTGGCACGTCCTCGCCTGACGACCTCATTGAGTTCACCGTGACCGCAGAATCAGGGTTGTATCTGGTTGTGCCTGGCCTGGTTCTGACTGGTGACGGTTCTTCGGCTCGCACGATCACAGCGTTCGCCGCGACGACGAACGTCATCAACATTGGCGGTTACGTCAATCGTATTACCCCGTGAGGTTGATTAGATGAGCGCACGATACGGTTCCCGCACTCGTACTGGCGACGCTGTTTCTAACTTTGGGCAACGTGGCGGTGCTGGTGGTGGACTTTCCGAAGTCACTATGACCGCGTCCCCAAGTCCAGCAGTTTCAACGTCACCCGTCATCGTTGGTACAGAAGAGTTCTACATCTCTCAAATAACGGCTAGTACAACTCTGACGTTTGCCGGTGCGCCAGCAAACGCAACTGGGGAAATCCTGATCGTTGCTGGCGGTGGCGGTGGCGGTAACGGCAGTCAACTTCCGTACGGCGTTCCAGATTGGCATGGTGGTGGAGGCGGTGCTGGCGGTGTTTTCTCTAAGTACGTTCAGATCGCGTCTACCTCGTATCCGATAGTTATCGGTGGTGGAGGTTCCGCACAAACTAACGGTACGCCTACGACTGGCTTTAGTGTTACTGCGACGGGTGGTGGTGCTGGCGGTGGTAACGGTTCTCCAAACGGACAGCCTGGTGGGTCTGGTGGCGGTGGTGCCGCGAAAAGAGAACCACCTACTAGCAATGGAACCGCTGGCAACGGCACAACAGGACAAGGGACAGCAGGATTACCCGCTGTCAATCTAGTTAGTGGAGGAGGTGGCGGTGCTACACGCGTCGGCTTTTCTACAGCAACTAGTCCCTTCTCAAACGGTCGCCAGCAGAGTGGCGGTATCGGCACGATCAACTTCTTCCCGAACGCATCGCCGTATTCCGCTGTCGCTGGTGGTGGCGGTGGTATTGGCGACAATAGCCAAGGTGGTGCCCCAGGTGGAACAGGCGGTGGAGCCAGTGGGGGCGGTGGTAGTGGTACTGCTAATACAGGTGGCGGTGGCGGTGGTGGTCGGACTACTGGCGGTAGTGGCGGTTCTGGTCTGATAGTTCTACGATGGAAAAGGTTTCAAGGCTAATGGCGCACTTCGCACGACTCAACGAGAATAAGATCGTGACGATGGTTGCTGTCGTATCGAACGGCGACATGACTGATGAGAACGGCAACGAAGTCGAAGCACTTGGTGTCGCCGTATGCGAGTCTGTCATCGGTCCTGGCAGATGGATTCAGACCTCGTACAATGGGAACTTTCGCAAACAGTACGCAGGTATCGGATTCACTTACAACGAAGAAGCCGACGTATTCATTTCTGTTTCGCCGTATCCCTCGTGGATTATCAACAGCGATTATGACTGGGAAGCACCCATACCGTATCCCCCAGATGGCAAAGTGTACGTTTGGAACGAGGAGTCGATCTCCTGGGCACTCGTAGAAACATCAGTACCTAAGGACCAACAGACAACGGTCGTTAGTCTCCCATGATTCTTCGTGAGGAACTCGGCTATTTCGGCAACATCTGGGTTAGACAGAACCTGTTAGAACGCACAGGTGATACGGCAGGCGGTCATGCCCACTATCACGATCATGTGACCCTACTTACCTCTGGCGCAGTTGAAGTTACTGTTGAAGGACATGACCCAAAAGTATTCCACGCACCAACATTCATAGTCATTAGGAAAGAACACAGGCACAAGATCGTCGCCCTAGAGGACAACACAAACTACTACTGTGTATTTGCCCTGCGTGACGTAGATGGTAACGTAACTGAAATCTACGACAACAACCACGACCCGTTGTCGGCTATGAACGCACCAGACGACTATTGGGACAACAAATAACTGACGATGAATAGAGGGGGCTATGAGTTTCGGCACCTTACGATTAGGGCCAGTTCATATTCAGCAGGTATTCGACAACGCTACTCATAGTGCGATCTGTTCATTTCTTGATGAGCGTGTTCCGCTATTATCGCTCGGTGTTCCGTTGAACAAGGACGACGACCAGTTCGTTCGACGGTACGCCCACAATGTTCCATTCTTCGTAGGAATACACAAACAGTTAGCAGAGTTCGCCAGCGATCTGTTCGGTGAGAAAGTGAAACCGTCCTATTCGTTTCTGTCAATGTACGAGGACAACGGAACCTGCCCACTTCACGTTGACCGCCCGCAATGCCGTTACACGATTGACTATCTGATTCGTCAGACGCAGGCAGAGCCGTGGCCGATACACATTGCCGATCAAATGACCGACGAACAACGCAAGGCGATTGACGACGATCAGAACGGTCACCCCGAAACCGATGAGGCAATCCAAGCCCGTATTGCCGAAGAGAACTGGCACACCGTCCTACTGAACCCCAACGACGCTGTGTGTTATTCGGGAACGCACTCGTGGCATTACCGTTCGGAACGGTTGCGAGGCACGGCAGACCTGATCTTCTTTCATTTCGTTCCCGATGGGTTCGACGGGCCACTCAACTAAGGGGAATCGTGAGCGAGATCATTCGACCCAACCTGTCTATTGACCTGCCGAAACTACAGAAGGCTGGTGCGCCTGGAGGTGGCTGGCATTTCCACACCGATTCGCCGCACCACTCGGCATGGTTCAAGGACGGGTTCACACCAGACGAACTGGACGCAATCATTCGTATTGGAGAACAAATCGAACAGCATAAAGGCGTTACTGGTGGCGGTGACAGCACCGCTATTCGTGACTCGTTCGTATCGTGGCTGTTCCCAAACGATGTAACTGGCTGGGTGTTTGAGCGCATGGCTGGAATCGTGACCAGCATGAACGACCAGTTCTTCGGTTTCAAGTTAGACGGTTTCTTCCAGGGGTTTCAGTTCACGAAATACACCGCACCAGGCCAGCATTACACTTGGCACGTTGATCGTGGCGGTGGCATGGGAGTACGCAAACTTTCGGTGTCGCTACTTCTGTCGGACCCCGATGATTACGAAGGTGGCGACCTTGAACTGAAGTTCGGTGAGGAAGAACAGAAGGCAGACCGAGTGCGGGGTATCGCAACCTTGTTCCCATCTTGGACACTTCACAGGGTTACCCCGGTAACGCGAGGAACTCGCTACAGTTTGGTGGCGTGGGTTTCTGGCCCGCCTTTCAAGTAGGGACTACGACGAGGATCACAGCCCGCCAACTACACTTACAACAGACATTCTGCGCTATCTGACTGTAAGGAGATTAGGCGGTGGCTACAGACACTTTCGCCCCAAACAAACGGCATGAGGACTGGTCGCCTGCCATTCACGCCTTCGCGATCACCCCAAGCAACACAGAAGAACTGGCCTACGTCACCCGTTCAATCTACGTCGGTGTCGGTGGGACAATCGCTGTTGTCATGGCGAGTGGCGACGAAGTGACGTTCGTGGGTGTTCAGGCCGGTTCGGTCCTGCCGGTACGGGTCAAGCAGGTGAAAGTGACCGGCACGAACGCTACGAACATGATCGGCCTCTACTGAAATGTTCATTGGGCTTGCCCTCGTTCTTGCTGACCTGATCGAACCGGGGAACGTCGTGCCGCCTATCGGATCGGCGTTGCTAACTGAAACAGGGGTGGACATTCTGTTGGAAGATTCCCTGACGGGCTACCTCACCTTGGAGATTGCTAATGGCTGACAAGCGGATTACACAGTTACCTGCTTCGGCTGGTCTGATTGCGACTGACCTTGTGCCGGTCGTGGACGATCCGGCTGGCTCGCCCGAAACACAGAAGGCAACGATTCAGCAGGTTGCTGACGCTGTTCAAGCAATCTTCGACGCGGCCAACACCTACGACGCATTCGGTGAGGCTCTGGCCGCGCAGACAGCCGCAGAGTCGGCTTCAATCTTGTCGGCTGTTATCCCAAACCTGGGCGAAATCGTGGTCGGAAACGGACTCGGCGGGA